AAATGCTCTATCATACAAATCATCTTTATATACATCATCATTTATATTTCTTGCTCTAATTCTTACTTCATCACGTGCAGTACCTATTTCTGATATTTCATAATTCATCTTTGTAGGTTTTAACTCATACCCTTGAATTGTATCATCAGGCGCACCTTCATAGTACTCACCTTTTGGATTTATATAATAAGGTCCTTCGTATATATCACCTATTTTACCTATTGGTGCAGTTTTAGTCAAAACAACATCATCACTACCTGCTAATCTTCTATAAAATTCATATCTAAAATTAAATCTACCTGAAACAAAACCCATATCTCTAATATCAATACCTGGTTTAACAACTACTCGGTCACCTTCAGTTACAGGTTCAATTTCTTTTGTTAGAATTATTCTGTCAGTAGTAGGTTCTATAATTGACAATAATACGTAGTCATTGTCTTCACTATTACCAAATATACCGCCTTCGTACTTACGAGTACCAGGTACAAATGTACCACCGGCTTTTAATAATATTTTATCTCTTTCTGATAATTTACTTGACATTATAATTCTTCAAATTCTCTGTTGATTACTTCATTCAACGCATCACCACGTTTGTACTTAGTTTGTGCTCTTGATAATTTTACCCAACTATGAGGACTATTATCAGCACCGCCTGTCTCAGGATTTTCATAACTTTGTATTGGTCCATTTGGACCTGCTAATCTCATAATATGATTATTATCGTTTAAAGAAGAAGATGCTTCAAACTCTGCTATAGCACGTTGTCTTTCATCTTCGTATTCACGAACTGCTTCGAGTTTTAAATTCTGATAGTACTCGTTATTTTCAAGTTGTTCTTTTGTATAAGGCATTATCTTATGAAAAATGTAAATTTATTGTCTATTACTTCTGTATCAGTTCCTGCGCTACCTGCGTAAGAACCACTTATCACTTTTATTAATAATTTATATTCTCTTTGAGTTTGTAATCCTGAAGTATTTAAATCAATAAAGTTACCACGTGAATCACAAGAAATATATGAACCTGTACCATATGGTATAATAATATCGTCTGTATAATTATCAATTACACTATATTGAGAACCTGTTGGTAAGTACTTTATTACACTATAAGCAGATGCTGTAGGTGAATTACTTAAAGTTGGATTATTAGGTCTACCTACAATTCTAATCTTGCCATCAAACTCAGTTGAATATCTTGGTTTTAAATTAGTACTAAAAATTTGTAAATCTTCTAAATCAGCCGCATCTAAATCTTGTAAACTTCCTGTGTTCCAAACGTGTGAGTTCCAAACTGCTTCTAATCTTGGAGTATAAATTGTATGAGTATCTCTTGAGAAAAATTTAAAACTTCCTAATAGTGTACTCGAACCTTCGTCAAGATTGACAGCATCATTACCAATAGAACCTGAACGTTTGACCATAAAACCATTATTAGGTATATTATTACTGAACCACTTATTAACAATATCAGTAACATCCATTCTCATATCAAGTTCTAAATTAGTATGTACAAAACTTTGAGAAGCCTCATATCCTGAACCACTAATCCAAGCACCGCCTGTATCTTTCACACCTGCATTAGTCCAATATGTTTCTTCGTTCTCGCCTGTTCTATACGCCCAACTACAGCCTTCTGTTTGTGCGGGGTCATACGTTGTTTTACCACGACCCATATTCCAACTACCACTTACAGGATAAGCATATAAACTTTGTGAAGTAGTTAAATTATCACTACCCGCATCGTATAAATTTAAATAATATTTAGCAGTACTACCAGCACCTGCATTTACAACACTTTGACTCATTTCTGTCAAGTCAAAACGAATTAATGCTCTTGATACATTAACGGTTACTCCTGCATCGTCAACGTCTTTTCTAACTTCTAAAATTTCATCTAATCCATAATTGTTAGATTCAGATGCTTCATATAAAACCGTGTCTTCTGTTGCGAATGTAAAAAAGTGCATTATCTACTCCTTAGTATCCTGCTCCGGATGCAGAGTCTCCTACACAATTACCTTCTATATCTAAATTAGGAAATTTTAATTCAAATATACTTGGGTCAAGTGAAGGATAAATCACACCGTCTTTTGTTGCAGAGCCAATGTCATAAATGTTTCCTGAGTAACCATTGCCTTTTTCATAACGATTAGAAATAATTATTTGAGTCTTATCAGGATTTTCATCTACAGGAGGTACTACAGATGCTACGCCATCTACTAATGCTATCTCTTGTACTAAATCTTGAACAACGATTGGTTGATTTATTTGCCAATCATCCGGCTTGAAAAAGAATTTAATAGCATTAATACATTTTAAAAGAACTTCGTCTTTATTAAATCCTACTCGTGCTATGATACTGAAACGTATTCCTATGTTTATAACATAAGCATCTTTTATATTTACAGCGTCTGTAACAGGTCGATACTCACTTAAATAAGTAGCAAGATTTCTTTTTACTACATTATTTAAAGGTATTAATTTTTTAGCAGGAGTATATCCTAAAACATACATATTTAGAGCTAAAGGATTTGCAACACGTGTATTAGCTGTTGGCAAGTCTTTACCTGCATTGCCTTGTGTGTTAGGGTCTAAATCTTTACCCGCTTGTAGTTGTTCATCTTGAACAATATAAACTTTTGCTACACTACCAAATCGAGATGGCATAGTCATAGCTCTCATCATATAATCTTCTTTAGTTATAGTTCGACTCTGTGCTTGAAAAAATGCGAGTGCATTATTTTTTACTTCTATTACAGATTCTCTTCCTCTACCACCCATAGCCGGTGTTACGTTATTACAAGCAATACTTGCTTTTGCAGTAGCTACTAAAGAAGAATTTACTCCAGGCTTTGTAGGACCAAATAAAGGACCTACTACTTTGTTAATTGCACTTGAAGGAACGTTATGTGATGCTCCGCCACCATATCTATAAGTTATAGTTAATGTAGTGTTAGCAGGAGCAAGCTC